CTGATATGGAAAAGGTTCGAGTCAAACGAGAACAAAGAGAACGAGATAACGAAAGTTATGTTCCAAAGTCTGGACCTTACTACAACCCAGAAATTGAAAAAGATTTACAAAAAATTAGTTTACAAACTGGAATTGTTACTCCTAGCGAAGTTGGTCTAGAACTAGAAAAGAAAAAGAACGGAGAAAAGAGTGCTGTTGATCTTAAAAATGATGCGCTAGTTCAGAAGCAGGCACTGGCTCCAAAAACTCCTGTTGGAGTATCTGGTCAAGGTCGCCCTAAGAATAGCAAAGATAGTGGCAAAAGGGCCACAAAGAAGTTTGCCCCACAAACAGGAGCCTCTTTACAAATTTGGGCCAATCAAGCACAAGATAAAATTAATGAGATTCTTAATCCATACTTCTTAGAATTTTATAATAAAAAAAATATGAGAAGCTTAGCATCAGCAGAATATCAAGAGGCAGATATGGCTAAAACAAAACTATTTTTTCTATTAGAACCTTTTGAAAAAATTGATCAAGAATCTTTACTTAATAAATTATCAAATATAGACCAGGACAATAAACTATATTCTCAATATAAAAACTATAGTAGAACAGTAGCTAGTGAGATGGATCACGAATTATCTAGCGAAGAATTAAAAACTGTTAAAACTATAGTATTTATGGAGAACTATAATGACGTGTAACTGTAAAAATAATGATAAAAAAATACCATTTAAATTACCAGATAATTATTTAGAACTTATATTTCCGCCATCTTTCATTTATGAAGACTATAGGTCTAGTTCAAAAGAATATATAAAAATCGATAATAATATATATTTAGCAAAGAAATATATAAATGATCCAAGAGTTACCGACTCTGTTTTAAATTTAAGAAATATTATTAATCAGATAATATCTGGTATATGTTCATGCATAGGAAATAGAATAAATCATTTAAGGTTTTTCATAAGCGATGAATATGATGGACAATCTGGATTTATTCCTCTAGGATGGGTAAATAAAGACTGCGCTATAATTCATATTAATGGAGCAGACTTCTTAGAAGATCATACAGTACAAAGCAGTGACTCATGGTATCATACTATTAAACACGAAATCATACATGCTTTAGATAATTGTTCTATATGTCATGACACAAGTAATAAAGATACGGTGTTCGATACTGTTGTAGATTTATTGTATCGTAAATATATGAATTGTTACAAAAATATTATAAAAGTCACAACACATATTCCAGTAATAGATCTATCTAAATATGAAAAATCTCATCAAGATTGCGCAAATTTTGTTATTAAAGATTTAATTAGTAAAACAGATCATGCATTAGATTATGCAGCAAGGAATAAATCAGAATTCATTGCAGAATTTTTATCTGGTTTTTGTACATCATCAAGATCCTACCTCAATCCTGAAAAAAATACTCCAATAATAGACTTTCCACCAACAGACATATTGCCAGATTGTTTTAATAATTTACCACAAAATTTAAAAAATGATATACAAAATTATTGTAATGCTATATTTAATTCTATTAAAAATGCGTGTCCTAATTTAATAAATGATATATGTAATATATGGGATATTTATCTAAATAGAGATCCAGAAAATTGTAATAAAAATTATATTAATGAATTATTTATTATACCTATATGCGAAGCAACAGATTCTGATGGATGTTGTACTAATTATAAATTTATGCTTGAAAGTTTTTCTGGGTGTTGTAATTCAACTAGACTTAAAACAATTCAATTATGTACAGCAGATTTGAAAAAAAAATGTGAATGTCTTTATACTGTAGATATATATAATCCTATAGAGAAAATTGTTGATTTAATAGAAAATTGCTCTAGATGTAATACCGGCCCTACTTCCTCTAGTGGAATATCCGAAGAGACCATGCGTAATTTTGAAAAAAGCATTGTGGATTTAATTAATAGTTCTATGGGTAGTAATTCTAAATTTATTCTTTATAGAGATTTTCGTAAGTGTAATTAAAATTTATTTGAAAAACAGATGCCTTTAATAAGACAGTGTATATATTATATAATATAATGGAGATTTTATGAATATTTATCCAAATGAAATAAATGACGGTCTAGAAGATAAAATAAAAGCATCTGCTTCTGTATCTTATGCCGCTTTAGCAGAACCTGTCAATGATAGTGAAACAACCTCCAAAATAAAGGCTAATAAAGCAATTGCTGGATTAGACGATAGCGACTTATATTATGTTCAGTCCATTCTTGTTACTAGTAGTTGGAATAAAAATGACGATATTTTTGATAAATTAGAAGTATGGCAGGCTAGAAATACTCCAGAAGATAAACCAACTAATCTAGATCATAAAGAAGAAATTATCATCGGCCACATAACATCTAACTGGCCAATTACAGAAGATGGCATATTAATAGACCAAGCCACACCATCAGACAATCTTCCTGATAAATTTCATATATTAACAGGATCAGTTATTTATAAGGGATTTAGTAATCCTGAATTAAAAGAACGTTCAGATAAACTTATTGCTGAAATAGAAAATGGAACAAAATATGTTAGTATGGAGTGCTATTTCAAAGGTTTTGATTATGGTGTTCAGGACAAGAGCAGCGGTGAATATAAAGTAATTGCTCGTAATGAAGAAACATCTCATCTCACAAAATATCTACGAGCATATGGTGGTCTTGGCGAACATGAAAACTATAAAATTGGTCGTGTTTTAAGACAAATTACATTTTCAGGCAAAGGCTATGTTGACAAACCAGCTAATCCGGATAGTATAATATTTAATATGAATACAGAAAAAAATAACGGTTTTGTAAAAGCCGGTGTATTTTCAGATTGTCCCAATAATATGGAGAATAATAACATGAGTCTAGAACAAGAAATCGCCGATCTAAAAGCTAAAGTAGAAGCAGCCACAGATTGCGCTTCTGCTACCAAAGAAGCTTACACATTAGCCAATGAGCTAAAAGACAAAATTTCACAACTAGAAAAGTCGCTAGAAGAAAAGAATTCTTCACTTGCTACTCTTCAAACTTCTTATGACGAGCTAGTTTCTTCAACAGAAGCTGCCAAGAAAATGTCAGAAGAAGAAATGATGAAGAAAGAAGAAATGATGAAGAAATCAAAGTCTGAATTAGACGAAGCTTTAGAGGCCATCGCTGCTTACAAGAACAAAGAAGCAGAAATGATGAAGAAAGAAAAGAAGATGAAGAGAATGGCTTCTTTAGTTGATCTTGGTATTGATCAAGAAACAGCCGTAGCAACAGTTGACAAGTTTGAAAATCTTGAAGATGAGGCTTTTGATAGCATTGCTGAACTTCTAAGTGTTGCTGCTAAAAAGGTAACAAAACCAGAAGAAAAAAAGCCAATGGCTAGTGAAGATGTTTTAGAAACAGCTGAAACTACAGAGGCTGCAGATCTTAGTGTTGGCGGCGAAGAAGATGCTATTGAAAATACTCGCGCTGCTTTGGTTGATTTTGTTTATAACAGACTTAATAAGAAAAATTCTAAAAAGGGAGAATGAAACATGGCTCTAAAACCTGATCGCATCGAATCTTACACAGACATCTCATTTTTCATGAACACCATTGGCGAGCGCGGTGGCGTAGTTGTTCATAGCTCAACTGGCGTTGGCGCATCTATGGATGACGCTGGTGCTGTGGTTGGCTATCCAACAGGCTCACCAAGTGGCACTGTGGCTGCTGGCGTTCTACTAAATGATGTTAAAAATTATGACCTAACCAGAACCCATATCAACTGGCACAAAGACGAAGTGCAAGTTGGTGGTAAGGTTACACTACTCCGTAGAGGCCAAGTTACTACTAACGTAGTAGCACCAGGAGTAGTACCATCAGCTGGCGTTAGTGCTTATTATGATGGTCTTGGCAGATTCACCACAAATTCAACCAACAGTACCAAGGTTGGTAGATTTTTAAGTGGTCTTGATACTGATGGTTATGTCAAAATAGACGTTAATATAACTTGATATTAGGGAGAAAAATTCACATGGCTACACAACACTTTAATCCAACACCAGAACTAACCGATCTTCTTGTTAAGTCTGGTTCACACAGAAAAGAAGAGGCACTAGCTGCTAATGCAGAATTTGCAAAAGCTCTAGAGCAACCACTTCGTCAAGGTATCCTAAATGGCGATATTCTTGATGGTATCTTCGAGCCAATCACATTGGCCCAAAGTGCCACTCCAGAATTTCCATTGGATTTCCTAAGCCCTGGCACCGAGAAGGACTTTGTGGCTTACACAATTCCTAATCACGGTTATATTCCAGAGCGTCATGTTGAGGGCGATTATGTTATGGTTCCAACCTTCGATATCGGCGCAAGCATCGACTACTTGCTAAAGTATGCTCGTGATGCTCGTTGGGATATTGTTGGTCGTGCAATGGAAGTTTTAGAAGCTTCATTCGTAAAGAAAATGAATGATGACGGTTGGCACACTCTTCTTGCTGCTGGTGTTGATCGTAACATCGTAGTATTCGATAGCGATGCTGATAGCGGTCAATTCACCAAGAGATTAGTTTCTCTAATGAAGACTGTTATGCGTAGAAATGGTGGCGGTAACTCAACCTCAACCAATCGTGGTTTACTAACAGACCTTTATGTTTCTCCCGAGGCTGTTGAAGATATCCGCAATTGGGGTCTTGATCAGGTTGACGAGGTAACTCGTAGAGAAATCTATGTTGCTGCTGATGGTAGTGGCGTACTCAATAGAGTATTCGGTGTTAATCTTCATGACCTAGACGAACTAGGCGAAGGTCAAGAATACCAACTATTCTATGAAAACGTACTATTAGGCTCACTACCTCCTGGTGACGTAGAAATGGTTGTTGGTCTTGATCTAAGAAAGAGAGATTCTTTCATAATGCCAATTCGTGAGCAAGTTCAAATCTTCGAAGACGATACACTACATCGTCAGAAGAGAGCTGGCTTCTACGGTTGGGCAGAGCAAGGCTTTGCTGTTCTAGATAACAGAAGAGTAATCGTTGGTTCTCTCTGATTTTATCAGAAGATAATCAAATCAAAGAAGAAGGCTAGCTTAACCGCTAGCCTTTCTTTTTTGGTGTATTCTACCATCAGAGGGCTAAATTATGGCAGCAAGCAAATATGATTTTCCAATTGAACAAGGAACATCATTTAAAATCAGTCTAATCTACAAAGATAGTGAAGGAAATCCAATTAATTTAACCGGTTGGTGCGCCAGACTCATTTGGAAAACTAATACTAATATTACTCAAATATTTAGTTCAGATAATATAGATTATAGCGTATATAAATTTATTATTGATGATATAAATGGTAAATTGACGCTAATGATACCATCTTCTACTACTAATTCATTTTTATTTAATAATGCTAAATATGATCTAGAATTACAAAGTCCTGATGATTTATATGCTGGAGGAGGTAAATATAGTACAAGATTATTGTATGGCACAGTAACCATAATGAAACGATTTAGCCAATCTAATAACGCATTGGACTGTAATAATGAGTGATTTTATAGTTGAGATAGAAACAGCACAAAATACTATTGATATTGAAACTAGTTTTTTAGATACTATCAATAATATTGAAATAGAAAGATATGAAACATTTGAATTACAAATAATAAATACTGAAAAAATATTAGCTAGTGATTTACCAGATAATATACCCATGAGTAAAATAGTTGGTAATTTACATGTTAGTAGAATTGATGGCTTAGATGATTATTTATCCACAATAGATGTTGATGGCGGCACACCATAACGGAGATTTAAAATGCCAGTTCAAAATAGAATTCAAGTAAGAAGAGGCACACTAGCTGTCGGATCAAACCAATGGACCACACAAGTATTATATGCTGGTGAAATTGGTTATGAAACAGATACTGGTAAATTTAAAATTGGAGACGGATCAACAGCATGGAATAGCCTAGGATATGCCGCTGTTTTACCATCTGATCTGACAGAAAATATTCAAGATATTATAGGAACTAATTTAATAGGAACAAATGGAATATCAGTAAGTTATAATGATGGTACTGGTAATACAACACTATCTTTAAGTGATCCAACTATTCAAGTTGCCGACATTACTGATTTAACAGCAACTGCCGCTGAAATTAATGTTTTAGATGGAGTAACATCTAGCACCACAGAACTTAATTATGTTGATATAACAACTCTTGGTACTGTTCAAGCTAGTAAAGCAGTAACAGCAGATTCTAATAAAGATATTACAGGATTACGCAATTTAACAGCAAGCGGCACAATAGAAGCAAATACTAATATTACTATTAATGGTAATAATGTTGCAACAGTAAGCTATGTTGACAGTTTATTAGGTGTTAATGATGCTATGGTATTTAAAGGAACTATTGGAACAGGAGGAACTGTCACATCATTACCAACAACATATAGTGCAGGATGGACATATCGAGTAATTACAGCTGGTACTTATGCTGGTATAGTTTGTGAAATTGGGGATCTAATTATTGCTATTATTGATAGAAGTGGATCAGGTAATCTTAATAGCGATTGGACAGTTGCGCAAACGAATATAGATGGGGCAGTATTAACTACACGAACATTAACGGCCGGAAATGGTTTAACTGGCGGCGGAGATCTTAGTTCTAATAGAACATTTGATGTTGGCGCAGGAGATGGTATTAGTGTAACCAGCGATGCGGTTGGTGTTGATAGTACTGTTGTAAGAACATCTGGTCCACAAACTATTGAGGGGTCTTTAACACTTATTGACTCTAATACTTATACTATATTTGATACAACAAATAATACTATATTAGTTAAAGCTCCAAATACAAATGATACTACCTATTATTTCTTAGGATTAGACGGAGGAGGATCTCCTCCTAGTAGTAATTCTGCTGATAGATCATTAGTATCAAGATCAACATCTCAAGTTAAAAGTGATCTTAGTTTAAATAATGTTGAAAATACCGCTTTGTCAACATGGGCAGGTAGTGGAAATATAACCACAGTTGGAACAATAAATTCTGGAACATGGAATGCTAATACTATTGGAGCATCTTATGGTGGAACAGGTCAAAGCGTTTATACAATTGGCGATATATTATATGCCTCGTCTTCATCTGCATTATCAAAACTCTCTGGAGTAGCTACTGGCAATACTATTATTTCTGGTGGAGTTGGAGTTGCTCCATCTTGGGGTAAAGTAGGACTAACCACACACGTAAGCGGCACATTATCTGTTGGTAATGGTGGAACCGGAGCCACCAGTTTAACTGGTATTCTTTTGGGAAACGGAGCAAGTGCAATTAGCTCTATTACTACCAGTACCGCTTGTCAAGTATTAGCTCGTAATTCAGCAAATACTGCATATGAATTTACTAGCATATTATGTGGCTTGACTATTGATGGTGGAACCCCATAATATAATATTAGGAAATAGGTATTTATGGCCGTTAATAATGTATTAAAATTAAGACGTGGCACAGAATCAACCTGGACATCAACTGATCCTATATTATCAGCAGGAGAGCCAGGATATTCTTCTGATGTTAATCGTTTAAAAATAGGAGATGGCACTAATGTTTGGACAGCATTAAATTATCTTAATCAAGAATCTTATAGTTTGGTCACAACAGTATATAATAATACTGGTAGTATTATACCAAAAATGAGTGTGGTATATATTAATGGTGGCCATGGAGATCAGCCCACAGTAGCTCTTGCAGCAGCAACATCAGAAGCATTATCTAGTAAAACATATGGTGTTACAGCAGAAGCTATTGGAATTAATCAATTAGGAAAGGTTATTGCTAGTGGAGCATTGACAGGATTAAATACTGATCAATTTAATCCAACAGCACCTAGTGGAAATGTTAATGGAACAAGTGTTTGGCTCAGCACAACGCCAGGTGGTTTAACCACTACGATACCATCTGATCCTAATCATTCTGTGTTTATTGGTACCATTATTAGAACCCATCAAAATGAAGGTATTATAGAAGTTAAAATTCAAAATGGCTATGAGTTAAATGAATTACATAATGTATCTGTTGGATCAGTAATAACTGGACAATTTTTATATTATAATGGAACAAGTGAATTATGGCAACCTGAACCAGTATTGTTTAGTGATGGTACCAATATTGGGATTGGCACTATAACTCCATCTAAAAAACTAGATATTAATGGAGATGTTAATATTGATGGTAATCTTACTTTTGATAGTTATACTGAAAGTGTAGTATCTAATGGTAATAGTGGAACTAGTAAAACTCTCAGCTTAGCTAATGGAACAGTTCATACTTGTACTCTAACTGGCAACTGTACATTTACAATGCCAACAGCAACTGCTGGAAAGAGTTTCTCATTATTCTTAAATAGCGGGGCTGGAAACTATACTGCTACATTTACCGGAGTAAGGTGGGCTGACAGTGCCACACCAACAGCAACTATTACTGCTAGTAAAGTTGATATATATAGTTTTATTAGTGATGGAACTTATTGGTACGGAAGTTTCTCTCAAAATTATGGTTAATAGTTATGTTTAGTATAAGACAAAATTTTACACAACGATCAACAAGATTGCCTAGAAAACGAAATCTTCTTGGTATGGATACTGTGTATCAGGCACAGCCATTTGTTGAGGTTGTTGGCAAAAATGAAAATACTATCGGATTAGATGTTGTTAGTAGGGCTCAACCATTTGTTGCTGCTTATAATAATATGACAAAAACATTTCCCTTTACACCTAGTGGACCAAATCACATAGATGTACAAATGTGGCAATATCTTGGAGGATCTGCTAGTCCATCTACTATTTCCGCTATGAATACTTTTTGTAATAGTATAGACAGCGCCGGATTAAGAAACAAATTTTATAGACTTAATTTATTTTGTGGAAATAATCTAGCTTCTTGTTTAATTCCACTATATACATCCAACTCTTGGTTATCTCCAAACAATGGATTTGTAACAGATACCAACTACAACTTTGTAAGCAATGATTATACAGAAACAGGAGTTAGTGGAGGGTTGCTTGGAAATGGGAGTACTAAGTATTTGGATACCGGAATAAGTACACATACGGCTGGATTAATTGGACATATAAGCTGTTATCACAGAGACGCATTGGTAACAGGCACCATGATGGGAGTATATGATTCCAACAGTTACTCTGTTAGATTTTATGCAAATATGGGTATTAATTTAATTGGTGGATATATAGGTACCACAACAACTACTCCATGGTCTAGTAATATTGGCGGCCATTATATCCTGAATAGAACTTCTGCATCATACATGGAGCTTAGAACAAACGATACTTTGACAAGAAATGATTCCACAGTAAATTTCACTAGTAGTTTAATTCCATATATTTTTACAATAGCTATCTTTGCGCAACGCAGTTGGTATGATGTAAACAATTACATATCTACTTCTTTGCAAGGATATTCTATTGGACAATCATTGTCTTCTGGCGAAGCAACCAGTTTTTATAATGCTATGCAAACATTTCAGACCGCTTTGGGAAGGAATAAATAAATGCCAACATTTTATTTAGATTATGAAAATGGAAATGATAATTATGGAGGAACTAGTTTTTCCCTATTAGCATCAGGATCTGATGGTGCAATATCTTCAACCACATTCAGTTCTGTTAGTGCAAACTTTCCTAATGATAATACTATAGCTCCTCTTAAAAATATTTTATGGTATAGCAATTTTTGGCAAGGTTACGGAAGCTATGCTGGATACAGATTATTAAGCTTAGATTATTATGTTGATGAAACTATAAATGGACCAACTGGTGTTGATTCTTATATTTACTATCTTCAAGAATATCCTGATACTCAGTATAGATATTGTGGAACTAATCTTACTACAAATTTTCCGATTAGTAATAGTACAAATTATACGGCCTCTTTATATGTGAAAGCCAACGGACGAAATAAAGTAGTATTAACATGGACAAATACCGCTGCTAAAGGAGCTAGATTTAATTTGGCTAATGGAACAGTTGAAGCAACAGGAGCAAATGCTACAGCCGCTATTAGTGATGCTGGAGGAGGTTGGTATAGATTATCTCTTAGTATTACTTCATCCGCATCTGCTGCTAGCGACACTTTCTCTTTTGCTACCGTTTTAGATGACCATACTAGTACTATTCCCCAAACTTTTATCGGGGATGCTACAAAAGGGATATATATAACGGGATTACAGATAGAAGCAGCTAGCTCAGTATCATCATATGAAAAACCTCCAGGACAAATTTTAAGTATATTTAATGGTACTATTTATGCTTATTATCATATAATATCTAGAATTAATAGCACATCTTTAACCATAACTGCAATAAGTGGTGGAACTGCATTGGCTAATACTAGTGGTCGTCAATATTACATTGGTGGAAGACTGCAAACTTTTACAAATGGACTAACAGCGGTTAGAATTCATTCCTGTGATATTATAAGAGTTGAGGCCAGCCCTGACCCAACAAGCATAGGCAGCGCAACATGGAACGGCTCAGGATCATCTCCTACCGTAGCCATATCTTCATTTACTGCTGCTACTCCCATATCTGTAACTACTACTACCGCTCACAACTTAGCAACAGGAGATACTGTTTTTATAGAAGGACATTCAAGCGCCGCTGTTAACGGAACATGGGAAGTGACAGTTACTGGTTCTACAACATTAACATTACATAATTCAACAGCCGGATCTGCTGGAGGAGCCGCAGGAACTTTAAGAAAAGCAACAAATTGCGTTATACGATTAGGTTCTGTCTTAACTGAAAATATCGCTAGTCATGGTAATCAAGGCGAAGTTGGAGGAAGATCAGTGTGGACAGCATCAGCAAATGTTACAACCGCTGCCAATAATACCACTAAGCAAGGAAATGTTAGTGATCAAATCACTATAAATGCTGCTTTTACCACTGGTTTAGCAGCATACAAATCATTTTCTACCAAAGACTTGAGTGGTTATCAACAATTAAGTTTCTTTATATATCAAACTGCTGGTTCAGTAGCAACAAGCGGTCAATTACAACTAAAATTATGTAGTGATACTGCGGGTGCAACAGCAGTAAACACTTTCAATATTCCAGCATTAGGAACACTCAATGTTTGGCATGTTTTTACTGTGGATCTTGCTACTAACTTAGGAAATAGTATTCAAAGCATAGGTCTATACGTTACAAGTGATTTGGGAGCACAAACATTTTTACTAAGCAATATTATTGCTTGCAAAGCAAGTTCTAGTGCAGATTCATTAAGCTTAACATCTCTTATTGGCAAAAATACAACTAATGAGAGTTGGTATCCTATACAAAGTATTGTTGGAACCAGAGTTATTGTAGACGGAAGACTATCTAATAGTCCAGTGCTTAGTACTCAGGGAAACTTTTCAAAAGGATACTATGGAACTAGCGAAACAATAACAACTTACAAAAGAGAAACAATAAAAACGCCACCACAAAGTTCTGCTGGTAATGGAGTACATATTATTAACGATAGTGCTAGTCACTTCACACCATGTCTAACTATAGAAGGCGGATATGATCGAACTAATATGAGTTCTCAAACTGGGATTACCTTCTTTGATGGACAAAATGGTTTAGGCTATGGGATGTCATCATCGTCTAGAGCTAGTTGGAGTTTTAAAAAGTTAGGATTTACTAGATATGATAGAGTATTTATGCAAAACGCATTTTTTACTCTTTTTAAAGATCTTTATATAATATCTTGTACCAATAACTTTGATGTAACAACAGCTACTCAGTTTTGTAAATTTGAAAATATATTTTCTAACAGTAATAATCTTGGTATGATCGTTAGTTTTGGATTTAATGTAAATAAATTTACTAATTGTTATTTTCAAAGTAATAATCTTCGCGGAATGGATTTAAGCAGCTATAATAATGTAACTTTTAATAATTGTTATGTGAATAATAATGGGAGCATGGGGGTGTACGACACTGGAGGTGGTACAAATACTACTTTTAATAATTGTAGTTTTAACAATAATCAAGGAGAGGCTATTAGAACCCAAGGATGTGGCAGTAATATAATTTTAAATAATTGCACAACTTCAAATATTAGTGTTTATAATGCTCTTTATAGTTTTGGTGGCAGTATATATCTAAATAATTGTTTAATTAATGAAAGTTCAGAGTTTGGATTCTACACTGGTACCGATGGCCAAATATATTGTTCTAATCACGATAATACTTCTAATAATTGGTTTTTATATACTTTTGGTGGATTGATACGACCTCAGACCAGCGTAAGATATACTAACTCAGGATACGCATGGTCTTTATCTCCAACATCAGACTATAGAAGAGATAACTCTCCACTAGGTTTTCCAGTAGCAAAAGTCGCTGTTAGTGCAAATAGTTTAGTTACAATCAAAGCATGGATGAGAAGAACAAGTGCAGGACTAACTCTTAGGCTAAGACTCAAAGGAGGACAAATCTCAGGAGTAGCTAACGATGTTATGGGTTATATGACTGCTGGTGCTGATACTTGGGAGCAAGTTTCTATTAGCTTTACCCCTACAGAAGCCGGGGTGGTTGAAGTGTTGGCAGAATGTTGGGGCGGTTCAACATACACGGGATATATAGATGAGTTAAGCATAATACAAATATGAGGTAAATTATGAATTATAAAATTATTGAAGTCTTTTTAGACCCTGCTGATAAATATAGAGTAAGAGTAGCCGTTGACGAAAACTCAACCCAGTTTTTCAAATTTGACCATTATCCAACTCAAGAAGAAGTTAATGAACTAGTATCAAACTATTTACAAAATTTAATTCCACCATCTATCGACAGCTGATAACTGACTACCGGTATCTGATATTTTATTTGCCTTTTGACCTATTAAAAATGGTTTTGAGGCATATGCATTAATTAAATTTTTTTTATGTAAAGTACCATACGCATAGTCGATATGATATTTATTTTTATTTAAATTTTCTATCCAAAAATTCTTATTTTCTATATAGGATAAAATCTTATCTGATACATTTTTATTTCTAATAATATATGCATGTGTTCTATTTATATTTGATCCTTTTATAATATAGTTATTAATAGTTTTTTTATTTCCTAAATGTTGACCACCAAGATACAGTTGCTCCCAATCGTCTGGAACGCTATCAAATACATTTTGTAATTTTAGAATAAAATTATCACAAAATACCGCATCGTCTTCTAATACTAAAATATTATTATAATTATTTTCACTAATTTTTTTTAAAATATTTACATGAGATAGATAACATCCATAAGATCCTTTCAATTTATCATTCCACCACAATGGTAATTTTTGTTGAGAACCGTCTATAGCATCATAAACTTCAATATTAAGTTCTTTAGGACATCTATCTCTAAATTCTTGTATTTTATTTGGTCTTTTTTTCAATAAACTAATAACATAGATTTTATCAAAAATAAGCATAAGTTACTTTAAGATTAAAGGTGTAAATATCTATATATTCCAAGGAGATACTATGAGCTGGCAATTAGAACTCCCTTTATTAATACGGTCATTTATCAATGATCTAGACGAAACACCACAATATAGCGATGATCGCATTATGCAATTAGCATTAGTCGCCGCTCAACATACTATTATTGACATTGAATTTAATACTAAATACACCATTGATGTTGTTAATCAAACTATTAATCCAGATCCCACAGTATCTGAAAATAAAGATATTAATTTTATAGGTTTAGTAGCATTAAAATCAGCCTGTTTGTTAGATCAAAGTTCACTAAGAACTCGTGCTCAGTTAGAAGGAATAAGCACTTCGCTCGGTCCTGCAAAACTAGATATTTCATCCGGATTATCAGGATATAAAACCATAATAGAATACGGCCCATGTAAGATGTATGATCAACTCAAAACACAATATGTTCTTGGTGATGCATCAAGAGTAAGGGCTATTCTTAGTCCGTTCGTTGGTAATAATTTTGATCCACAGACGCTTAATAATAATGGTTCAGATTATAGAAGAATAGACACTATTATAACATAAGAGAAAAACTATGAGTATATTATTGAAAAGAAATTCGGTATCAGGTACAGCACCATTACCTTCAGAATTAGTTCCTGGTGAAATTGCTATAAATACCGCTGATGCGGCTTTATATACTAAAAATGAAAATGGAGAAGTTGTTGCATTAGCATCAGCTTCTGACTTGCCATTGCCAACAACTATATCATGGGACAATATAACAGGGAAGCCTTCTTTTGAATTACAATCTCATGAACATCAACCATCTGATATTGTAGGAACAGCAGTAATTACTACTGACCCAAGACTGAGCGACAGTAGAGATCCTCTTCCTCATAATCATAATATACTAAATGTAGATGGTTTACAGGACGCTCTTGATGCTAAATCTAATACCGGACACACTCATGATAATAGATACTATACTGAAACTGAAAGCAATAATTTATTAGCTAATAAGGCCAACCTAGTCCATAATCATAATTTATCTGATATTATTAATTTGCAACCAACATTAAGCGGAATTGAATCATCCATATCTACTATTAATGGCGATATTACAGATCTTGAAAGCGGCAAACAAGATGCTGGAGATTATGCATTAAATTCTAGTTTAAATAACTATTCTTTAACCACACATGATCACTCTTATCCTAACTGGACAACCAAGATTGGTTTTGAGGCAGGATTAAATATTCCTACTGAATTGAATATTGATGGAGTGTCAAGTCGCGGAAATACATCAATAGGGTATCAATCTTGTAAAGAGAATATTTTAGGTTATGGTAATACTGGAGTTGGTAATCTTACACTATTTAAGAATACTAATGGTTACTATAATTGTGCTGTCGGCTCATTATCTATGATAGAAAATACTATTGGAAATTATAATACAGCTATCGGAGGATCTTCGTTAAGAAATCAAACAACATCAATATCAAATACTGGTTGTGGTATAGCTTCTTTATTTTCCACAACAACAGGATCATACAATACCGCACTAGGATCAAATGCCTTGGATTTAAATACTGTTGGTAGTAATAATGTTGCTATAGGATATAGCGCAAGTGCTAATAATAGTAATTATAATAATTGTATTATTATTGGATCTAATGCAAGAGCTTTAAGAACTGGTGATTTTGTATTAGGTAGTTCATCTAATCCGGTTGTTGTCTCTACCAGTGTCGGATCAACAGGAGCGGCCGCCTCTTTACCAACAAATCCATTGGGATATTTAGAAGTTAGATTAAATGGAATACTTGTTAAAATCCCCTATTATAGGAATTAATTATGATAAATATAGATATATTAAATAATGGTATAACAACAGAACAAAAAATATCAGCAATGATAGATTCACGAGATTTGATAAATAATATTTTAGATACATTTTATGGTACAGATAGAGAAAAAGATGATATACAAAGAAATATAGATCATCTTAATCAATGTTTATTAAATGAGGAAATCTTGTCAAATCTTACTCCTGAACTATTATCTAGTATAAATGATAGTATACTAAGATCACAAGGAATATTACAATGAATACTGATAATGCTATAGCTTTAATTGATAAGGTATGTTCAATGGCTCTTTTAAATCGAGAGGATCATATTAGAGTTGCTCAAGCAATAGAATTTATTAAAAGAAGTTTAGCACCACAAATACCGCCTAACAATGACAATTAATTTCAAAGGCTTACAAAAACTCTATGGAGATACAATAGATTTATTGTTAGCCCAAGATGGATTAACAACACAGTGTTCATTGGTTTATGGCGTAAGTGACAAAGAAATATGTCCCAATTGTATATTTGATAGCTTAAGTAACAAGTCATCAAACAAATATAAGGAAGATGGTCCAATACCATTTGATACTGGGGTTATTTGTCCATATTGTTATGGTCTAGGTTTCGCTGGAAAAGAAAATATCGTATCTAATATTAGTTTAGCAGTCCTGTGGGACTCTAAGACCTGGATTAATTTTAATAGTGATATTAAAAATATCGATGATTATATACAAACAATATGTTCTGCTTCTTTAAAATCCAAAATAGAGTCAGCAAATTATATCTTGATTAAAGATAAAAAATTTGAAAGACAAGGTTCAGCTAATTATTCCGGACTCGGTGATAATAAATATCTTATTACCACATGGAGAGTCACGATATGAAAATACAATTTAAGTTATTAGAAAAAAATAAAGAAATAGAAAGTAAAATTTTAAATGCTTTATTGTCAGAAGTAACAGATAGAATGAAAAGCTATGCTAAAAATATAACAATTAAAATAAAAAGTGTTGTGATTGATGCTATAAGAAGTTCCCCAGAATATCAATCTTTAGTATCAGGATCATTAAAAGCGGAATTTGGCATACCCGATCCTGAACAAAGACTATCTCAACTATTGCAATTATGGAGTTCTGGTGCTTCTATAACATATAATGCTCCTAGAATATCAAATTCTAAAATCACTACATCTTTTAAATTAGAATTAATTAAAGCTGATCTATCCGATGTGTTGGGGAGTGACATCGCAATTGTTACAGACGGATTAAGCGGCAAAAGTGTTTATTGGTTAGAATGGTTAAGTTTGGCTGGAGACAAATCCATTATTAAAGATTATACGGTTGTTTATGGTCCAAACAGAAGATCCAGAACCGGGTTAGCAATTATGAGATCGTCTTCAGGATCGAGATGGAAAGTCCCATCAGAATTTTCAGGAACAATAAATAATAATTGGATAACCCGCGCTATAGATTCAGTATCAGATGATATAGAATCAATAATTCAACAAGGATTTAAGGATTTTATATGACATGTGTAGTTAATAACAGATTTCAACATGTAGGATCATTTACTGATCAATTAATTTTAAATGCTCTAGAAATAAATTTGAAAATGTTTTTAGATCATTCTTTTTTAACAATCGGATCGTGGTCCGATGTTGATATTAATCAAACTAATTTAATAACCTCAAGCTTATGTAAATTAGAAGCTGATGAGGATCCGGCATTTAAAAGGGGTCGTTCATGGGTATCAGCGCGTAAAGAATGGGTATACGATAATTCTATCGAATATAATGAAAAAAATCCCATAGATATACAAAATATTCAAGTTAATAATAATACTATATCTAGTGGTTATTATATAGATTATATTAATGGGCGAATTATTTTTAATGAGCCAAAATCACCACAAACTACCATTAAAGCTTCTTTTTCTTATAGGAATATACAAATTCACAGATCATCAGAATGTAATTGGTGGCAAATTATAGAATCTGGAATTATTGACCCAAAAGAAATGAAGTCAACAGGTTTCGGTCAGTGGACAATAGGTCCGTATCATCGAGTTCAGATGCCGTGCATAGTTATAGATGCTGTCCCAAGAGCCAGAAGTTTACCATACGAACTAGGATCAAAGTCTCTGAAAATTGAACAAGATATATTATTTAATATATTAGCAGAAGATAAAAATACTAGAAACCAATTGATCGATATTATTAGATTACAACAAGACAATACTATTTGGCTTTTTGATATTAATAAAGCTGCTCAAGATAGCAAGCTGCCTTTGGACCATAAGGGATCAATTAATCCTACTGGGTTGACCTATTTAGAATTGATAAACGAATACAAATGGGCCAAAACATATATTAAAAATATTGTTTTATCAGAGGTATCGTCCATAAATGGCATATACGAAGGCGTAGCACGCGCCACATTTGAAATAATTTTTGATAGTTTAATAGATTAGGTGTATAAACTTAACATAACAAAGTCTCTTTATATGGAGTGTACAAATGGCAAATAATCGTATTTATTATGCAATCCAACAAGTATCAATGGGTCCAACAGGATCAGAAGTAGAACTTCACGGTTTACAAAGTGTTGGAGTAACAAGCAATTTTAATCTAGAACAAGTTTTCGAATTAGGTCAATTAGCCATTTACGAAAATATTGAAACAACTCCAGAAGTTGAAGTTACACTCCAAAAGGTTTTAGACGGCTATCCATTGATTTATACTTCTGCAACAGAACTCGGATGTAGTGAGGCCGGAGATTGGGTTGCTGCTGGTGCAGATCTTGCGGGTCGCCAAAATGCTAAAACAGACGTTTATTTAACAATATGGCCCGATGATAAACTAAGTGCTGGATATAATAGCACTCCCGCTATTAGTGGATCATGCGCAGAACTTGTTTGCTCCGGAATGTATGTTAATTCAGTAAGTTATACATTCCCAGTTGATGGTAATTTTACAGAAGACGTTACTCTTGTTGGCAACCAAAAGAAGTGGAGATCAGCAAGTGTAAGTGGTAAGTTTACAGATAATGCTGATGCTCCTGCTGCTACAACCGGTGTTGGTCGTAGACAAGACCTTAATATGGCCAACAGCGTTTTTCCT